TATTTTTATAGTAGGTACAGATTCACTTCCTAAATCTAACAAAGGAGAATCTTTTAAAAATCCTGTTTTAGCATCTTGAACTACTTCTCCTGTATAAGGATTGTAAACACGAATATCGCTTTTATTTATTTTATTTGTTTTAGCGACTATTTCTTTTTCACCAGACTTACCTCTCATTACTAAGTGCTCTGGTTTAATAGGAACCTCCAAAAGAACCAGATTATCTTTTGGCTGATAAGTATCCATATCCATAAACTTTTCATTAGCAAAATAAGCAAAACTAATTGCTTGACTAGGACTCATGGTAAATGATTTTGCTTTATAAGATTTTACATCTTTATCTAAAAATTTTTTAGCATCTTCTTCGGTTGTTAAACGATAGGTTACAAACTCTTCTCCTACATTTTCTCTAAAATAATCTTGAATCATTGTCTGGTATTCTTTGTAATCAGGATAATTAGTTATTTTAGATGCAGCCTTAGGGTCTCCTAAATCAGCTACACCACCTTGATAAGCGTCTTCCCAAGGCTCATAAAAAGGTACGGATCCATATCCTACATTTATGTTTTCAAAATAAACTTTAGGGTCTCCATAATCTCCTTCTTTAAAAAGATTATCTTGTCCTTCAAATATTTGATCTAGTTTATCTTTATCTTTGATATATTTTGTATCCTCAGATGTCATAATAAAATCAGAAGGTTTTTGTTTAGCTTCTGTAAAACCTACGTCTTCTACTTTTGTCTTCTGTTCAGGAACATCAGGCGTGATCAACGGTTCAGGGACCGTGGTTGTTGGTGGTGTGGATAAAATTTGATCGATAGAAATCTCAGAAGGAAGAGTGACTCTTCGATTTAATTCTTCGTTAAATTTTCTCTCTGCTTCGATCTGTGCTTCATCAGGCGCTAATACTTGTCCTGAAGGAGTGTCTTTTAAAGCGCTCACCGCAGGTGACGCAGCAAAATTTATGATAGTATCGTAGACATCATCGAGAGATATATTACCTAACGATAATTGATTTGTAATTTCATTGGCTTGTTGAGATCCCACAGCACCCACGAGCAACGATCCGAGAATCCTTGGATTCGATAACGCTTGCATCGCTAACGGTCTGCTTAAATTCAAAAAAGCTCCTATCATTATTTATCCAAACACAATCCATTGTCTAAAACTATTTTTTCATTGGTCTCAATCCAAACTCGTGCACCACAGGACAGAGGTTTGTTAGGACTATAAATAACTTTAGCGACTACATTATTCTCCTTGTCAAAAATTTCTACATTCTTTGCATAATCATTCGATTTAGAAGTTTTACAGGTAATCACAGGATCTTCGGTTCCATTTTTTTTATTGGATCGAATCTTGTGTTGGTTGATATGAATTATCTTTTTTACCATTAATCTCCTTCCACGATCAACGGGCCGCGGGTCATGGCGTCCTTATCGTCGTCAATTATTAGTTTGGTATCATTGGTTATACCATTCTTATCGTAATTCTCTAGCACTTTGATTAATTCATCTTTGCTCATGTTTTCCAAAGGTGTATCGCTTTGAACTTTGTTATCGTAAAAGCCAGCGACTTTTCCTCTGTTCACCTCAGCAGCCACGGCCGCTGAAAAATGCTTATGTTCTCGTGCTTCCTCTCGAATCTGTTTTAAGGAGGCCAAGTGAGAGGCAGTGGACACACCATACATTTGGTGCAAATCTTGCTTCATCTCATGAATGGCCTCCACGACGAAAGGATTCAAGTGAGGGTTCAGTAAATCAGTAGCAGTTTGACGTGCTCGATTTTTAGAATAGCCCGCGCGTCGCGCAGCTTCGGCAGCGGAACATTCTCCTAATAAAACTTTGTGAACGTATTCATAAACAAAAATCATTTGCTTGGGCGTTAGTTTTTGTTTGAGTCTTCGATCTTCAGGGTTAATTAATTTTTTAGTAGTACTCATATTTTCGTCTTCCTATCGGTTCTTCTTCTTCGTCATCATACAAACGAACAAAACTACCTTGTCTATATCTTAACAAAGCTAGGGTTGTTGCGTCAACTAAATCGTCATGTTCTCCATAAGGGAACGATGCGATCTCTTCTTGGACTTCTTCAGCCCATTCGGTATCTGGTCGCCAAACGTGACCAGCTTCAAAAATCGGAGAGACAGTATTTAAGCGAACATGTTTATCTTGACCTCGGTTCGGAGAGAAAGCTGTCGCGTACACACCAAATCGCCGAAGCTCCTGTATCAAGGGTGTCCCTGAGGCCTTGGCTTCAATAATCACACTATCTGGATTATAAGCTTGAAGTTCTTCTTTGGCGACTTGTTTTAACTCAGGAAAGTCCCATCGACCTTTTCGACTATGTAATAAAATTAAATGGGTTTCTTTTCCTTCATCAGGGCGAAACACACCCCAAGTTGTAATAGCAGAGTAGTCAGCAGACTCTTTTTTGGAAAAAGCAGTATCATAACTTTGAATAATGTAATCACAAATAGGTGGTTCATCCTTCTCCCATATATTCCACCATTCGCGTTTCACGATACTCGTACCGTCGTGCGTTGGATTTTGTTGCCACTGAGCGTTCCACTTGGTGGGAACAAGAGAAGCTTTTACTTTATCGAGTTCATTGAGCTTCCAATACTGTGGCCAAATCGGTGTACGCTTTTCTTCGTCATCGTCGTCTAAAATTGCCGGGAATTCTATGATCTCCCACTTATCTGCTTTCAGATCACCCATCTTTTTGATTAATTGACCAGTGAGATCCTTGTCAGACCATCGAGTCATTACGATTACAATACTTCCCCCTGGTTGCATACGCTGTCGAGGACCAGAAGTATACCATTCGTAAGCATTATCCATGGCTGTTTCCGACAAAGCATCTTGTTCGGAGTGAGGATCGTCGATAATCAGTAGATCAGCACCACGACCAGTAATTGCACCACCCACACCTGCCGCGTAATACTCACCTCCAAGGTTAGTTTCCCATCGTCCCGCCGCTTGGTTATCCGTTCTGAGTGTTACATCAGGGAATATTCCTTTGTATTCTCTGGTATTCATCAAGTTTCTTACTTTTCGACCAAATCTTATCGCCAATTCACCAGTGTGAGTTGCTTGAATGATTTTTAGTCGAGGATTTTGCCCCATCATCCATGCCGGGAATAAAAATGAGGCGAACTCACTTTTTGTGTGACGTGGGGGCATGTTCACAATTAATCTTTGGTTCTTCCCAGTCAGAAATTTCTGGAATTGTTCTGCAATCTTGATGTGATGTTGACCTTCAACGAACTCTGGCCAGACTGCTTTAACAAATCTCATGAAATTACCACGCGCGTGTTCTTGTTCAATGCGCTTTCGAAGTAAGACCATCGCCTTTAATTGGTTCGCATCTAAGTTTTTATAGTCTATATGCATTTTTTGCTCCTATAGTGTGGATATGTTGCCAGGACAAGGCCACGTCTCCTCGGACCGGGGCGCGATTTTTGGGGGTGGGGTCGCGCGTTTCGTGGACCTCGGACCGTTGGCTCTAAGTACCTAGGCCCCATTGTTGCATAATCTATATTACAGGCCCTCCCGACGCTATATTTATCAACGTTTTTCGCGTTTCGTGGATTATATGTTCTATATTTAGTGGTATTCATTCAATATATCGCTGATCGTGGTCCATGGTTGGCCCACTTGGACCGTGCAAAGTGGTGCAAACTCGCCATTTTCTGCCAAAAAGTCGATATCCGTCGACCTATACAGAAAAATCCGTCTCTCTTTAAGAGAGCGTTGCAAGATAAACAATTCGTTCATAATCTGTTTGTATTTATGATGAAAAGCTTTTTGATGTGGTCTTAAACTCTGTAACAATCTGGAACGCTCACACGCCTTACATTCAACGAACAAACTACGTCCATGTTTATTAAACAAAATTAAATCTGGGAAACCATTAATTGTAGAAGTTTCAATACGAATTGGATGAAATTCAGATAGTTTATCTTTAACCATTTTATATAAATTCTTTTCAGCGCTCATTTAAAATTAGACCGTTACATCATAATCATTATTTAACAAATTGGTACTAGAGAATTTTCAGCAACTTCTTTTTAAAATAATAAATTTGGAAAAAGTCTCCAATTGCCTAGAGGGTAAAAAAAGTCAGTAAAATCAATGACCCACTATCACACTAGTCACACTTCTCAAAATGAGTAGTGTGATGGGTAAAACCCACCTAAATAAGGCTAAAACGCTTAAGCGGACACTATCACACTTGTTTTAAAATTTTTTTTATTTTTATTTTTATTTTTTCAAAAAACTCCTAGTACTGTGATTGTGTGCTCCACGATCCACGACGCGCGTCCCAATATCCGTTCATACTTTGTTCGTTCGTATTCTGTTCACTATTCGCGTTCCGTGTCGCAATTTGCAATAAAATATCATAAAGATCCAAAATAAAAATAGCCTTTAAATCCCTTTTAAGAGCCATAGAGCATATAATAAATTATCTAATAAAATCATACATGAGCATCTTTTTAACACCCCTAAAAACGCAAAAAAATGCCCCTTATTTTTTTCTCGATTGTAATAATTTATGACCATTTTTTTTACTTTTTTTATCATTTTTATCTTTTTTTATTAGGTAATATCTAAAGATATGATATAACTTTAGACATGAAAACAAATCAGACTTTAGAAACCACGCTAGAAGACAATAAGCCAGTTACCATTTTGGGGAATGCTGACGATATTTTAGCCATTGGGTCTAAGGTGCTTAAACACTTAACCCATTAAATTGGGGGTCTTCGGACTCTGTGGATTGCTGAGGTTGGGCGCTACATATTTGCCCCTCAGTGCGTTGATAACTCGACCCAATCGAGGTAAGCTTCCAAACCTTATCTTGAGACGCTGAGAGCCAGTCTTCAGAGCAAAGAGCTCAATCGGTGACACCGATAAGGAAACAGTCAAACAGAATTCAAAATTATGTATTTTTGATAGGGCTACTGAGTTAGCCTTATCATGAATGCATAAGCATTCAGAAAGAGAGAAAAACAATGGAAGACAAAAGATATACATTAGAAACATACCCAACCAATTTTCACGGTCCTTTTACCGTGATCAAAGACAACGATTTCGATCGTTATTTACAAATAGACGAGGCTAAAGGTTGGGGATCATTTAGTGCTGACGAGCCTTACGAAGCTTATCGCTTTGTAGGTGGTGAAATAGAGATCGCTGAATGGTGGGTAAAACGTTTTAATGACAACGTTTTCGATCATTCACCTTTTGATCAAAAGAGAGATCAGAGTCACATACACTCAACACTAAGAGGGTTAAGATAAGTATTTTTGAAAGCCTTTTTCAGGCTTTCATGAATATTTATATATTCAGAAAGAGAGCAATCATGACTAACATTACATTTACAGAAAAAGAAGAACTTGTTTTACAAGTTTCTTTAGACAATGCATGGGAGCCAAATATGATTTCATTTGGTGACATCGTTAACGATGAAAGAGTAAAAGATTTTGGAGTTGAAACTCTAAAAGGTGTCTTTGGTTCTTTAGTAAAGAAAGATATTCTTTACTGGGACCCAAACAATGAGTGGGACGATCTCTACGCTTTCAATCCACCAGTAAGAACAGACGACGAGCCAGAGGGTGGATACGTCGACACTGTTGAAAAAGTAAAACAGTGGTTTTCAGAAAACAAATAATCCACGAAACGCGTTCCACGATGAGCGCGTCTATGCCTAGGGTTAGGGGCATACTGATGAGACCCAAAAGAATAAACAAACAAAAGGAGCATAAAAATGACTACATTTTATTTAAATACGACTAAAAGCTTAAGAAAAGAGTCCTCATTCGGATTTACTACATATTATTCATACGCTACCCCGGTAGCATTTGTTCGATATGGAAAACTTTTTGTAAGCGAAAACGTTTGGTCCAGAACGACTGGCAAACATTTAACTCAAATTGACGGAGGTGATAAAAAATCAAGAATTCCTCATGTTGAATTTGAAAAATTATACAACGAAGCGAGACAGGTGATTTAATGTATAGAAAACCAAAAGCAGAAATTATAGTAGATCGGTTTTTGATCGGTCTACTTGTATTCAAAGCGATTTATATTGTTTATGGATTTTTATTTATTTTATAGGAGGCTAATAGAATGACTAACTTTAATCAATGGCTCGACATTTTTGTCGAAGAAAAAAATATCGATATTCATGATACTTTTGAAATCGATAGAAACGGATCATTTAATATTATTTCTTACGGAGCAGTATTAGATCACATCAAAGCAACAACCAAAGAAGAGAAAGCAAAAATAAAAAATATTATTGTCCATATTGATTTTAAAAACGGTAATGTTTTAGATTTTTTCAGACATCTCGGACAAGCTTTAATTGAAAGATCGGAGGCGTAATGAAAGAAACAGAGAAAAAATATCTTTTAGCAATAGTTAAAAGCATCCAGACAATTCAAGATTGTCTTTTTGAGGTTGCTAGACGACTAGAAGAACTAGAAAAAGATAAACAAGTAAAACACTAACCACGAAACACGGTCCACGATCAACGGTCCGTGTCTAGGCTCACGAGTTGAAAGAGCCTACTGATGAGAAACTCAAAACGGAAACGTCGAGCGTAAGTAATGCTCTGGGAAACAGAAGAAGCTATACTTTAATCAGTATTTCCTTTCGTAGTCATAAACATCCATAATACTGATAATGCTAACCCCAAAAATTACTGGTGTGAGGACACCACCCTTAGAAAGAAAATGGTTTGATCTTTGGATCGCAGTATCCTTTTTTTGATACTGAGTCAAACAATGTCTTTCAGTGTCCAACGTTTAATAAAAAACAAAAGGAGAGCAAAATGAATAACAATATATTACAAGTAAAAAATAAGGTCGTTTACGGAAAAGACCTTACTTACCCTGTCTGTGACAAAGCGAAAAAATTTGCTGAGTTATTATGTGTGAAAACATTTAATGATCATCATATTCGTAAAATCTTAGACTTAGGATTTAAATTCGAGTTGGTTGTCGACTCAGAATTTCAAAGAGTATTAAATGGAGGTAATAATGACTAGAGAAGACGTACACGAACTCGTGTGGAATTATCTTTTTGATAAGTCATACGATGAGGACAAACTATTCAATGAGATTGAGTATCTACTCAAATCTTTTGATCAATGGTGTGGCTATCCTCAAAAAGATATTGAGGATTATTGGAACGATGAGAAAAAAAGATATGAATTCGGAGATGAGTTTATCCCTTTTTTAATCGATCACATTACTCTTGAAAATAAAACTTATGATGTTGACGGTATCAAAATTACACCGACACTCAAAAAACAATTAATTCTATTTAAAAATAAACTAGAAGAAAAAGGAGGTCCTAATGCAAATTAGAGTCTTAGTAAATGAAAAGTTATTACCGAATAAAATTGGTACTAACTTTGGAAGTGTGTCCAATTGGATCTCTTCTAAAACATGGTTTAAGTATGACGCTTTAACCATAGGCAACGGAGCGACGGTTTATAGTTGGTCCGATCGATATGGTGCGACTTTGGTCGACATCATCAAAAGGAATGGCAAGCAGTTCATTGTGGTCCAAGAAGATCACGCTGAGCGCACAGACAAAAACGGAATGTCTGAAAGCCAGACTTATAAATACTCAGCCAATCCAGAAGGCAAAAAACATTATGCCCAAATATTGGATATTGAGACTGAGGACGGACAAAGAGGTTTTATTTTAGAGCCTCGATATCTCAACCCTCAGACCAACCGTTTTAACAAAGACGGTCATCGTATTACTTTGGGTCATCGATCCAAGTTTCACGATTATTCATTCTAATATACATTTTCTAAGACTCCGATTTGGGGTCTTGGACAATGTATAAATACTAAGCACGATTGAGATTGAGAGCGTCAACTCGATTAATAGACGTGTCTATGGTCCCTTTCATTGTAGTGGATTGGTTTCAGAGGTAGCCTCTAAGTTTATCTCAACCACTTAAAAAAAAGCAAACTTAACTCGCAGTCGATTTTTTGAGAGTTTTTTACGACTTTAAATAAAAACAAAATTCTCACTTTTTTGGTTGAAAAAAATTTCAAACTACCAATAAAGATTATAAGAGATTGAAAAAAAAATTTGAATTTTTTAAAGATGTCTCGATATAGTAAATAAGAAATAAAGAAAGACCTAACACTAAACAAATTGCAAGTTGTTTAGAGGCACTCTGACTGAATAACGATTTTAGAACAGAGTCGTAAGGTATAGGGCTCAAGAAGTATGGCCAAATGGTTGAGGTCTTGGGAAGTAAGTTCGAGTAAGGATAGATAAACTATCTGTTTACCGAAAGTTGTGGGTAGCAAGTTCAAATCCCACGAGTGCCCTTAGGTCTTTCTTCGTTTCAAACAAAGGAGGCTATAATGATAATTATAGTTCTAGACCCATGGTAGCCCTTAGGGGCTACTTTTCATTTAAAAGGAGGCAATATGTCAAAAGAAAAACAAGAACTGACTGTTAAACGCAATGCAGTCGACCCAAAAAGATTTCATCCTTACTGCGCTAAGGCTGAAACGTTCGCACTGTTAACCAGGAAATTAACATTGAACGAAGACGAATTATCTTGGATTAGACTTCTGGGATATAATATAGTAATATTAGATAAATTAGAAAAGGAGGCAGAATGACTTCTGGAGTACAACAGAAAAGAAGAATGATTGTTGGTCGAAAACTTAACTACAGGACCAACGATCCACGAGTCACGCTCGAAGCTTTACGAGAGCAACAGGGCTATCTACTTTTAGATTTCAGCCATAATAAATATTTAGGCAAAGAAACGCTAAGAGTAAAAATCGACGGAATGGATCGACGTTTTTATGAGCGTTATCTGTTCGAAAGAAAACTTAACCAGAAAGGAGAATATAAATGACTATCAATCGATCAAGAGAAATTAGAACTGCTCTACTTTTAAAACAAATTGAGAAACTCAACAATCTCGATTTAAAAGAAGTAAGAGAACTCATTCGTCAAAAAGAATGGGAGAAAAACAACAGGCTTTATTTAAGAAGAATTAAAGCTAATTCACGAAGCACGGTCAAGGGTTAGATGATAAATACTATTTTATTATTAATAATCTTAACCTTGTTAATTACTAACTTTTACTAAGGAGGTAGAATGACAATAAGTAAAACAAGCTTAGCCATTGAGCGCCATAACTTAAAAAATATTTTAGTTAAGTTAAAAGCTCAAGACGACATAGTCAAAAGACTGCAAGGCAGAATTAAACAATTACAAAATAATAATTCTGAAAATATACTTGAAGAAATACAACAATGGATTATTGAAGGGATTGAGATCAGAGCAGAGAGAAGAAAATCTGTTAACGAACAATTGGATAATCTCCCAAGAATAAATCCAAGTAAGTATAGGAGGCCAAATGACGTGGACCATTCATCAAGGCTATTTGGGAGACCCTAAAGGTCTTCCGATAGCTGATACGCTAATCTTTGTAAAACACAAAGAAAGAAGTTACGAGGCAATCGCTTTATATAGTGGAGAGCATCGCAACGTTTACAAAAAAGATAAGGACAAACTTTTCGATTATTTATCGAGTCCGATATCTTGGGACAAAGAACGTGTTAGAAATTTTTTGAGTCCGAACGATAATTTTATGGCTCGAATTTTTAACAAAAGCAACCGAACTTTAGAAATTAAAAAGTTTCTAGAGTCACAATTAGAAAAGGAGAAAGAATGAGCGACCACTTAAAAACCGTGGGCATGGTATCAGCTTTGTTTGGTATCATGTCTGGAGACGATCGAGAGAGTAAGGTAAAATTTCAAAAAAGATTTTTTGAAACTGTTCAAGGATTACATTTTCCAGAGGACTGGGATACTTTACCAATCGAAGAGAAAGAAAGACGACTAGAAGGAGTGCAAAAGATAGCACTAGAAAAGGAGAAAGAATGAGTAAGTATGACTTAATAAGATTTAAGAAAAAACAATTAGAGGCAACAGACGCCTTAATTGAATTTCTTAAAAAGAAAAAAATTGTTTCAAAAGATAAAAAAACCACTAACGATCTTCGGTGGTATATTGGAATGATTTATGGCAATGCTTATGATGAAGGCGTTAGAGCAATGGAAAGAGAATATAAAAGATCTCAAAATGATATCTTAGGTCTGTTAAAAAATGACGACTCTGATTTTGCAAAAAACGTTTTACGTGAATTGAATAAATAAAAAAGAAAGGAAAGAAATGACTGAACAAGACTTATCGTTTAATTCGATCATCAACCATACTCACATAGAAGGACCTTTTGATTTTCATCTGGTACAGGTGAATAAAAAAGATGTCTATGTTTATGGTCATGGAGAGTATTTGTTTAAAACCGAAATACCTCGAGTTGATCCGAAATATATCAACGATGCGAAAGAACTCAAAAACGCACAAATAAAAGAGATCGTTCGCATAGCAAAAAATAAGGTGAGCGATGTCCGTCTATATTAAAGGCTTCGTTGACTATCCGTTGAGCCAATATTCCACTGAGGATTTATTGGCTCGATTGGAGAAAATAAAAAACATTATTAAAAATTCAGCGCATTGTGATTTAGATGTCGAACTGAAAATGATAGTGGAACAAGAACTAGAAAAAAGAGAAGGAGATATCACGTATGAGTGAAGAATATTGGACGGAGAAACACGCGAAAAGAAAACGTGAGATTTTATCACTGTTAGAAAAATATATCAAAGTACGAAATCAATCAAAAATTGATATACTTAACGAGAAGTTTGAATATCAAATAGAGAAACTTCGAGAAGAGTTACTAAATATCAATAAATTGTTGGATGTAATTTAGTCTTAATAAGGGGAGAAAATCCCCTTATTAGCTATTTTAATATCGTTTTAAATATTATATAAATAAATAAATCATTTTATGAAAGGTAAGAACAATGTCAAAAAAAGATCAACAGAAATGGGTATCACAAATAATGTCGAAAGAGACTCAAACTTTATTAGAGAGAATTTGTAAAGATACTTTAAGAACAAAACCGACTCAGTTGCATATTATTGTCAAAGAATACTACGAAAAACTAGAAAAAGTTTAGTGTATTTTATTAATAAATTATGATAATTTTTAAGAATGTTGGAGATATTAAAAGATAATCCACACTTCTTTGAAAAGACTATTTATAAAGTCGAATACGTGGACGTACCAGACGAGCAAGAAGGCTCTGTCTCTAAGGTATTAGTTCAATTTACAGACGGATCAGAAAAGCTTTATGATTTTAGTTTTTGGAAAAAATTAGTAGAAAAAGGTAAGGAAATTTTAGAGAGAAGAAGAACTTAATTAGTTCTAATTCCCTCTTCTGTTTGACTGTCTTCTGGCCTGTATTCTTTATAGGCAGACATTTGAGCGATTACATCCTGTAAATAGGCTATAATCAATTTATTTTCTTCATTTTCTGTCATTTTAATCTCCTTTGTTTAGGGGTGAACGACCACTATATCAGAGTTGATCATCAGATATCTACTTATTTATTTTTAATTTTGATAAATAAATCATTTGACTTTTATGGTACGATTGTTCCATGGCCAAAGTTTATTTATTTATGATTATCTGTTTGTATAATCCTACATTAAGTTTAGAGAACACGTGTAAAATTGTTCCTATGTCCGAGCCTTTTAAAACATTGAATGAATGTTTGGATATGGGAGG